TACTATATCCCCAAGATAGTTCTACAAGACAGCACTCTGGATGAAGTTAGATACACTAAGTATCAAGAACAATTCCAAATTGAGATGTTGTTACAGAACGTCATGGGTTTTGGTGACAACTCTGAGTTCATCTCCAAGTTCGGTTTAAGAATTACAGACGAAATTATCTTCCGTGTGTCTACAAGACGTTGGGATGAAGAGGTAGCAGATCATAATCCCAATCTCACAGTAAGTTCTAGACCTAATGAAGGGGACTTACTGTACTTCCCATTAACACAAGACATTTACGAAATTAAATTTGTTGGTAAGGAAGAACCATTCTTCCAATTTGGTAAGATCCAATTCTATGCTATCACTGCTGAGATCTATGAGGTTGGTAGTGATGACTTTGATACTGGAATTACTGAGATTGATGCAATAGAACAACTCTTTGACAATGCAATCAAACTGGTAATGGATCCTGGTGGTTCAGGAGACTTCACAGTAGGTGAGGAAGTTGTTGGTGATGAGTTCTTAGCAAAAGCAACATCTGCTATCACAGGAGATGCTGTAACAAGTATTACAATTTCAGATGGTGGAGCACATTACAAAGTTGCTACGCCACCATCAGTAACTATCACTGGAGGAGGAGGTACAGGTGCAACAGCGACTGCAACAGTTAGTAGCACTGGTATCGTCAATGGTATTACTATCACTAGTGCAGGTAGTGGTTATACCTCCGCTCCTACTATTACTATTGATTACTCACCTAAAGACAATAGAGCAGAAGTCAAGTCTTGGGATAGCACAACCAGAGCTCTGTCAGTCATCAATAGAACTGGAACATTCACCACTGCTGAAGTAATCACTGGTTTAACTTCAGGTGCTAAGTGGAGTCCAGAAACTTTCGACACTCTAAATAACGTCAACAGCAACTACGATCAAAATAGACAGATCGAAAATGATGCTGACAATATCGTAGATTGGAGTGAAGGAAACCCATTTGGTGAATTTGGTAATTTTACAGGTAGTATCTAATGTTAGGATCACATTTTTATAATCAAATTGTTCGCAAGAACATTGTAGCGTTTGGTACGCTCTTCAATAATATTACTATGAAGAGTACAGATCCTAGCGATGGTTCTGTTTTAGAAGAATTAAAAGTACCATTGGCATATGGTCCTAAACAAAAGTTTATTGTTAGACTAGAAGAGAACGCATCTAATAGAAAAGTAGCAATCACTTTACCAAGATTGTATTTTGAGATGACTAGTATTGACTATGATTCAACTCGTAAGACATCTCCAATTCAAAAATACAAAACTATCATTGATGGTAATGGTGGTGAAGTAAGAGTGCAGTATGTGCCTGTTCCTTATAATTTAAGTTTTGAATTAGGAGTAATGGCAAAATCTCAAGATGATGCATTACAAATTACTGAACAAATCTTACCATACTTTCAACCATCATTTTCTATAACTCTCAATATGATTCCTGATATGGATGAGAAAAGAGATATTGCTATTGTTCTGAACAATGTTAGCTACGAAGATGAATGGGATGACAGTTTTTATGAGCGTAGATATATCATCTATACTCTCAACTTTACAATGAAGTCTTATCTGTACGGTCCTTACAATACTGCTGACGTTATTAAGAAAGCAATCATTCATGAAACACTTGGTGATGCTGCAGTTAATCGTAGAGCAATTACACGAACATATACACCAGTTGCCAAAACAGATATTAATACTGATGGTAATATTGATGCAGCAGATACTGCATTGTTAGACTCTGGTGATGACTTTGGATTTAATGAAGGGATTCAGATATTATGAGTAGCTTAGAAGATAACATGGAGGAGATGCTAAACATCAGTGTTGATGTTGAGTCGCAACCTATCAAACCTGCGGGTCATAAAAATGACAAGGATGATCAAACAAAAGACTATGAATATACTCGCGGAGAATTGTACTCACTCATAGATCAGGGTCAGGAGGCGGTCAGAGGCGCTTTAGAGGTTGCTCAGGAGTCAGGGCACCCAAGAGCGTATGAAGTCGCTGTAGCGGCAATGAAGCACGTCGCAGACATGACAGAGAAACTTCAAGCGTTGCATAAGAATATGAAAGACTTAGACGAAGAAAAGAAAGGTCCATCTAAGGTTACTAATAATGCTATGTTTGTAGGTTCTACATCAGAACTACAGAAGATGTTAAAAGATATGAGTGGTGGAAAACGCTAAATAATCCAGTTAACCCTGATACTTGGTATGAAAAAATACGAAGAATTTAAAAGACTCGCTGAGTCTGCCAAAGCTCAGGAGAACGAGATTTTAGAAAGTGCAGCCTGGACAAAAAAGGCTGGCAAATCAAAAGAAGGTGGACTTAACGAGAAAGGACGAAAGTCTTACGAGAAGGAAAATCCAGGATCTGACCTCAAGGCACCAAGCAAGAAGGCTGGAAATCCCCGTAGGGCATCGTTTTGCGCTCGAATGAAAGGAATGAAAAAGAAATTAACTTCAAAGAAAACTGCCAGTGATCCTGATAGTAGGATCAACAAATCATTACGTGCGTGGAATTGCTGACATACTTATTAAAAGTATGTTAAAATAAAGCAATTTTACCCACACAATCTATAATTACATTATGAGTTCTGATATGACAATGCGTTTAAACGATAGCGACATCACACGTTTAGTTAAAGCCTGCCAACTCTATCAAGAGAAGACAGGTTCTGAATACATGTGGGATGAATATAACGACTTAATTCAGAAACTTAACACTTATAAAGAACAATATTCTGTATCAAAATGAAAGCTTTAATCACGTTTCTGGTTGTGTTATTTTTTGCTGCGCCAGTATGGGCAGTAGATGTAGCAATGGGTGCTAATGGAAACCTAGCATTCTCACCAAATGAGATCACAATCTCTGCTGGTGACACAGTTCATTTTATCAATGAATCACTACCTCCTCACAATATTATTGTAGAAGCTCGCCCTGATCTTTCTAGAGAAGCACTATTGTTTGCTCCTGGAGAATCACAGGACGTTGTATTTGCTGACGCAGGAGATTATAACTTCTTCTGTGGTCCTCATCAGGGCGCAGGTATGACTGGTGTTGTTCACGTAAAGGGTGCATGAAAGTAGGACTTATAGGAATTATTGGAGGAATATCCTCTGATATAATGAAACAAGATATTGAAGTATGGGGTTATACAAATGATTATGATAAGACCCAAGAATATTATGAGAAAGGAGATCTTAGTGGATGTACTACTACACTAGAATATCTTTCACAAGTAATCCATCATGATGGAAAAGTACATACTGGTGCTGGAAAAATTCCTGCTGTTTTTATGATTAATCTACCACCAGAAAATATTGATAAAACAATTAATGATTTGGTAGAGCATTGTGAGAACGGTGATATCATTATCAACCACTGTAATTTTAATTTTAAAAACTATACAAAAAGAAGCAAGGAGTTATCTAAGTTAGGTATTCAACTAATAGATTATGATACCTCTAATGACAGTATTGTTGTTAGTGGATCAAAGGTTGCTATGGGAGTATGCTCTACTATTTTTAGATCTCTTGCACCTAATTCTAAATGGGATGAAGTAGCTATCTGGGGAACATTATAATAGTGTTTGTAAGTCAACACACAATTGCGTATTAATACTTATGTGATATACTATATAAATTTAGTATGGGATTGAAAGATCATGCCCCCGACTCAACAAAAGCATTACACAATTGGTTATTACGACAAGCAACATATTCACCACGAAATGTGTGGGTATGCGATGGACGTACATGAAGCCATAGAGAATTTAAAAGAGGATGTAGCTCTCCTAAGAGCGCATCCTCATTTTATTGACTACTGCAAACCATAGGATATTGATAATGGATAAATCAAAAACATTCAAATTTAAATATCTACTACAAGGATGGTGGTTGATATTAATTGTAGCAATGATTGCTTACGTACCTTCGATGGCATATGCAGGATGACACATCATATTTTATTATTTGTTAGACACACCATGGATAATTCATGGTCACTTGGATTTCTATCTTTGTCATTAGTAGTAATTCCTATTATAGGAATGGATCTCGTCCATAAACATGGATGGGAACATTGGGAACCTTTTGCAAAGGGACACAAATGATAAGTGGTATATTCGTATTCTCTTTTGTGTTATTACTCACGATAGGAATGGAAATTACTTGGCCTGTTAAGAAATGAATTTATTACTACGACCACTTGAGAACGCCAATAATCCTGTATGGTCAGTGATTATCATGGTAATCATTGCTGTTGGAATGGCACTAGGTTATGTCATATACATACTAAGACAAGCTTTTGCAGAATTAAAAGATGGGAGCAATGACACCACCGAGCAGGAAGTCCTGCTACAACTTCCGAGTGACGGAGATCAATCGTGTTCTTGACGGTGATACTATCGATGTCACTATTGACCTCGGGTTTGATTTATACAAGAAAGAAAGAGTTAGAGTTGCAGGAGTTGATACGCCAGAGAAAAGGACGAGAAATCTAGAGGAGAAAGCACTTGGAATCGACGCAACCAACTGGCTCAAAGAGAAACTCGAAGGCACGTTGGCTGGTGATGATGAGTTGTCTGTTAGGACTGAACTTGTTGGTGGCACTGGCAAATACGGGCGTCTTCTGGGTTGGCTTTACATTGGGGACGACAGTGTGTCCCTTAACGAGCAAATGATT